AGGAAATATTTTTTACCCATTGCCCGCTTTTTGTCATTGTATCCAGTCTTGACTGAATGTGCTGTTGGAGTAAATGCACATGGTCCAGAATGGCATGAGTTGGCAACTCACATGACAAAATATGGGAAAAATCGAATTTTGGCAGGAGATTATTCTAAGTATGATCTGCGTCTATCACAGCAAATAACCATTGCTGTGTTTGATATATTGATTTCTTTGGCTAAAGAATCTGGTAATTATTCAGAGGATGATCTGCTAATTATGAAAGGAATTGCTGCCGATGTTGTAAACCCACTAGTTGCATATAATGGTGATTTAATTATGTTGTTTGGATCAAATCCATCAGGACAAAATATTACAGTGTACTTGAATTCATTGGCAAATTCACTAATAGTAAGGTGTGGATTTCATTCAATTGTATGGCCTAGAATGTGGTATTCTTTACCTAAATTTCGGGATGTTGCAGCCATTATGACTTATGGAGATGATTTGAAAGGATCTGTTAAGAAAGGTTATGATTTTTTCAATCATGTGACTTTGGCCAATTGGTTGAAAGAACGTGGTGTTGTCTTTACTATGCCAGATAAAGAGTCAACGCCAGTGCCATATATGCATGATTCGGATGCGGATTTTCTTAAGAGGAAGAATAGATTTGATACTGATTTGAACATGTATGTAGGAATGTTGGACGAAATGTCTATCTATAAATCCTTGCATGCTGTGCTCAAGTCCAAGGCTGTAACCAATAGGGAACAGTGTATGGACAATATTGAGGGAGCCATGCGTGAATGGTTTTTCTATGGAAGAGAAAAATATGAGGGGATGCGGGGAAAGATGTGTTCGGTAGCTGAAAAAGCACAGATGGTTATTCCCTTCTTGGAAACTTCTTATGATGATTTGATGGTTCAGCATCGTGAGAAGTATAAAATATAAACCATCAATTCTTTCCCGGACTCATCGGGTGTTTTAGTTAAACAGTTAAAAATGAGTCTTATGTATTGGATACCGTGTTTGCATTTATTTACATATGTTTGTGTTTTCATAGGCTTGCATAAAGAGTTATATATTTTACATTATTTAGTGTAGGGGTAACGCCCAATTTTATATGTTAGTGGAAAGAGTTTAAGCCCGACTCTTATCCACGAATTTTAAAGAGGTTTACAGAAGTTATTTTTCAAAGTTTTTTAAAAAAGTACTGTGCTGGGTCAGAGGCAAGTACAGCGTTTACACATTTATGTGAATTCTGCTATAGTTCTGACGATGAATGTTTTTGTTTTGAGTGTGATGAAGTATTGGAAAATCAAAGTGGTGCTTTGGATCCTACAGCATCAGCATCGCAATATAAAATGCAGGAGACTGTAACTTTTCATGATCAGTCTCAATCATGGATAACGCGCAAGCCTGATTTGATTGATCCTACGCGTGCAATGACAGACACTAGTAATGTTACTTTGTCGCAATTTCTTGCACGTCCTGTTTTGATTAAGACAATTAATTGGGCTACAACGTCACCAGTTCTCGTTGACAACTTCAACCCTTGGAAGTTGTTTTTTGAGCATATTCCCATTCTTAGGAAAATTAGCAATTATGCGAATTTACAGTGTAAGTTACATTTGAAATTTGTTATTAATGGAAATGCATTCCATTATGGGAGAGCTGTCGCTTCATACACGCCACTCCCTCAGTTTACAAGTTATCCTCTGTTGATTCCATTGTTTGATTCTGAGCTCACCCGATATACATCTCGTCCATTTGTTTTATTAGATCCGAATACGAATCAAGGAGCTGAAATGGTGTTACCTTTTTTCTGGTTTTTGAATACTATGAGTATTGTTACAAGTGAATGGGACTTAATGGGTGAAATTGATGTTACATCTATGAATGTCCTTAAACATGCAACAGGGGCATCTGATAGCGTGCGCATCAATGTGTATGCGTGGGCAGAGGACGTAGTACTTTCAACTCCAACGAGTAAAATTGCTGAAGTACTCGTTAATAGCTCTGATCAGTCTTCTTCAGGGCTGCAGTTAGACAATCAAGTTGGAGATGAATATACTGGCGTGGTTTCAGCACCCGCTTCTACTGCTGCGAAGATAGCAGGGATAATGTCCAACATGCCTGTTATAGGACCATTTGCTCGAGCCTCTCAAATGGCTGCTTCTACTGTTGCGAATGTTGCTTCATTGTTTGGATATTCACGTCCTGTTGCTACTGATTTGCAATCTATGCGTGTTCAATTTGCTGGCAATTATGCTAACACTAACGTTGTAGATAATTCTTTTAAACTTTCAACGGATGTGAAACAGGAAACTACTGTTGATCCCAGAACTGTTGGGTTAGGAGATGAAGATGAAATGGTTATTGCAAATATTGCTCAGAGACAAGCTTTTTGGTTTAAGTTTCCATGGACAGTAGATTCGTTCACTAATACGAGACTTGCCTCCATTGCAGTCACTCCATGTGCATATACCATTTATCAGGCTTCTAAACATGTTTTTACTCCTTGTTGTTTTGCTGCTTTGCCTTTTGCAAATTGGAGAGGTACTATGAGATATAGGTTTCAGGTTGTGGCTTCAAGTTTCCATAAGGGTAGATTGTTGATTCGTTACGACCCTTATGAGAATGCATCCGCAGACATTTCAGTTGGCTTTTCACGCATCGTTGATATTTCTGAAGAGAGAGATTTCACCATAGATGTTGGTTGGGGAGTCCATCACAATTATTGTAAGACTATTAATCCTGGAACTTTTGAGTTACCGTACAGAGCGTCAAATGTGATCATGACGGGAGCCACTTGGAATAGTCATGCTAATGGTATTCTTTCAGTTTATGTGATGAATGATTTGACTGTTCCTAATAGCGAAGTTGACAACGATATTGAAGTGAATGTGTATGTTTCTGCTGGTGATGATATTGAGTTTCAAAATCCACAACAGGGGATATTGGATGGATTTGTGTTTCACAATAATACACCCACTATGGATGCTGAGGAGGTTAAAGATCATCCTCGGTTGCTTAAATTCGAGGAAGAATACTTTGGGACACAATTGGACAATCAATCTGGTGTCGTAGCTATTACTTCCGAGCTTGACCAAAATACAACTTTACCTTCTCAGCCGATGCAAGCCGAATCTATAGGTGGTATGGCAAAGACTAGTACTACCAATCAGATTGCTGATGTTTGTTTTGGTGAACGAATTGTGTCCTTTCGTAGTCTTTTGAAAAGATACAATCTTCATGAAATTATGGTGTGGACTGCCGTTTCTTCCCCTACGCCTGTTGTGGGAGAACTTATTCACTACCAGCGTCGGTCCAAGGCTTTTCCTTTGCCTCGGGGCTATTCAGGGTTAGGTATTCATGTGACTGGTACGGGACTTACGTATAATTACATGCACAACACTTTACTCAATTATCTTTCCGTTGGATATGCTGGTTGGAGAGGAGGACTTAGGTTAAAAATAACCCCTGCTGATCGTGTGAGTTCTAATGCAGCACCAGTTACACAGACTGTTCATTCCATCACTCGTATGCCTTTTCCAGGAGTTGAAGCCAATGTCCAGCACGCTGAGGGTTTGGCTGCCACAAATAATAGTAGGGCTGCTTCTGCAATTATTAATTATCCTACAGGACACGCAGGTACGATCTTTCAGGAGGCAGTTTCTCAGCCTACTCTTGAGGCAGAAATACCATATGCTACACCTTTTAGGTTTAGTCCAGCTCAGCGTGATTCAGGTGGTGCAGCTAACTATTCTACTGGTTTTCAGTATGATTTGACCACCATGAGAAGAAGTGCAATTAGTGGTTATCGGGCATTAAAATATGTTGCTGCAGCAGATGATTTTTCTTTGTTCTTTTATATTGGCCCTCCTCCAGCTTATTATGCTCCTTCTGATCCATCGCCGCCCACTTAGTGAGACAGTGGATTCTTTTTCTTTTTCTTTAAATGTTTTTCTTTTTTAAGATATAAACGTTTTTTAGACCTCGGTGACTGAGGTCGGCTATTGTTGAGAATAGCATTTTCAGTTGCACTGTTAAAGTAAGTTATGACTTATGGATTTTTTGTCCCAGTGCGAACTGGGTTTTTTT